TACCCTGACAAAGTCTCCCGTGACCTGCTTAGCTGAGTAAAAGTAATCTAGGTTAGAGCGTACGCTCCCTTTGATTACGAAGGGGTTAGGCTCGTGCGTCCTTGATGCGAAGAATTTCATTGGTCTTTGTTGTCTTTTGGATTTGGGTCTACATCGACAACTTTAGTGGGCCTCTTCCTTGAGGCCGCAGCTGCGTCATTTAGAATGTTTATGTCTATGCTGAGGCTGGTTGCTCCCCCGCTTTGCTTTTCGTCTAGCCCGAAGTGACGCCTAGCTATCTTGTCTAGCACTTCCACTTCACGGACGTTAGTCGGTGGTCTCATCTGAGCCATGCCATCTCGCATCAGGCGGACCGCTTGGCTCGCCATGTAGCTTTGGTATTGCTCAGCTGGACTGGATTGCGCTGAGGCGATCTCATCGATCCTACCCTTCTCCTGTAGGTGGGCGTGTTCGGCAGCTTTGTCTACAGCGTGCTTAGTCTTATGCTCCTCCGTGCCGTCGAAGATAGACTCTGGCTTTGGTGCGTCCTTATCAATCCACGGAGTCGGGTTCTCTTCCCATTTACTCTTCTTGGGAGGTGCACCTGCATCCCTGAACCATCTACGCAAAGTCGATACGTGGACTCCGCACTCCTTGGCGATAGCAGCAAAAGTATACTGCTGCTCATAGAGCTCCATGGCTTTAGTGAACAGGCGGCGCTTCTTCCCATTCTGGCCGAACGGGTTACTGACTTTTTTATGGTGTAAAGGCAGTGGTTCGGGGCCTTTATTTTTATTGTCTTCAGGGTTGTCCTTCGCCATGGGTTGGAGTATAGTTGGTATTTACAATGTATTCAATCTTTAATGGACATTAAATTAGACAGCAAATACGAGCCCTACATTAAACCGTCCACCACTGATATGGATGTAGGTGGTATGATCATTCCACCAACCAGTTTACTCACCGCCCTGCTGTTTGGATTTGCCAACCATGACCTGATAAGGGCTAAGGAGTATTACTTCTGGCGTATATGTGACACCCTCTGGAACCGCCCCGACATTCCTGAACCTTTGATGCAGCAAAACCCATGGGCTAAGCTGATCATCCGCAGCTGCCTTGAGAATAAGTTCCTCGCTGTAGGTGGTGCTGCATCCTCATCCAAGTCTCACACCATGGCTGCCTTTGCCATCGTTAACTGCTTGTCCCAGCCAAAGGATACCTTAGTCCTGATTACTTCAACCACGTTGCGTGAAGCACGAAAAAGGATTTGGGGTTCAATCATCACGTTACTGGCAGTGATAGATGATATGCCTTTCAGGATTCGGGATTCAATTGGTAACGTCGCGTATGTCAATGAGCACGGCACCTTGCTGGAGAAGTCTGGTCTGTCGCTCATTGCAGCGGAGAAGAGCAGGACGCGTGAAGCTGTCGGTAAATTCATTGGTATTAAGAACAAGAGGGTCATCGTGATTGGGGACGAGCTATCGGAGATCTCTGAGGCTGTGGTCCACGCTGGTCTTACCAACCTGTCTGCTAACCCAGAGTTCAGGATGATTGGTATGTCCAACCCCAACTCTAAGTTCGATGCCTTTGGTGTGTGGTCTGAGCCAGAGGATGGCTGGGACTCAGTAGATACCAACGTCGATGATGGCTGGCGCACCAAGTGGGGCGGTAAGTATATCAGACTGGATGGTGAGCGCAGCCCCAACATCCTAGCTGGTGAGACAATCTACCCATACCTGCCACGTGCTGACCAGATAGCTGAGAAACGTGAGCTGCTCGGCATAGCCTCACGGGGCTATATGCGAATGGTTCGTGCTGTGTTCTTTGATAGTGATGAGGACTGTGGTATCTATTCCGAGAACGAGATTACCAAGAGCGGGTGTATGCACAAAGTAAAGTGGGGATCACAACCTACCAAGGTAGCTGGGCTTGACCCAGCCTTTACTAATGGTGGCGATAGAACAATTTTATATACAGGCTACGTAGGCACAGATGATACAGGGCAGTATGTGTTTGAGCTGGGCAAGAGCTTCCAGCTGAATGACGATGCTACCAACAAGGCGGTGCCACGATCATACCAGATCGTCCAGCAGATCAAGAAGATATGTGAGAAGGAAGGCGTAGCCCCAGATGATCTGGCGGTGGATGCTACAGGTGCTGGCTCCTCATTTTGTGACGTGCTGGCTGGTGAGTGGTCGCCTCGGTTCCTGCGTGTTACCTTTGGTGGCAAGCCTTCTGATAAGAGAGTCTCAGTAAATAGCCAACTTACTGGTATAGAGCTATATACCAATAGGGTTTCTGAGCTGTGGTTTGTAGGCAAGGAGCTCATGAGAACGCGCCAGATCTTTGGGATGGATAGTGATCTAGCTCAGGAAATTATTGGGCGAACTTACGAGCTGGTGAAGACTGGCTCGCTCAAGGTGAGGATCGAATCAAAGCCTGAGTTTAAGCAGAGGATCGGGAAAAGCCCTGACTTGGCCGATGCCGCTTTCCTTGCCCTTGACTGTGCACGGCAAAGGCATGGTTTGATAGCAATGGAGCCAAAGATTGTGGACCCAAATCAAAGCTACCGCAAACCACCAAAATCAATGAAGCACCTGAAGGCGGCTCTTCAGAACGATGCTGCTTACTTACCTTGAATTTAACCTTGAGTTCGCAGGCACAATGTATATACTGACACTTAACTTGAACCTATAAGTTCCACATGGCCGCTATACCCAGAACAAAAAAACAGCAGGAAGAGTATGATAATAAAATTGCGTCCAGTCAAGCGGCTGACGCTGCCCGAAAAACGGCCATATCCACGCGCAACGCAGAGGACAAAGAAATTTTAAAAGATTATAAAGGAATTGGCGTTGGTGGTTCTGCTGCTCAGAACAAGGCAGATTTTGTGAAGAAGTCTAGACAAGAGACCGCCGCCGCAGAAACGGCTAAGCGAGTCGCTGAGACGGGAGCCAGCGCCATGTCTCAGGTGGGGGCAAGTATCTCGGATCTGGGGCAGTCCGCCAATACACTTGCAACTCAGGGCGAAAGCACAGTTGGCATAGCTGCCCTAGAAAATTTTGAGGATGCAGTTGACTATGATGCTGAGTTTGATCAGGGTGAAAAATTCAATGAAGGACAGATCACCGAGGATGAGCGAGAAACCATGAACGCAACTCAGGGGTTTAGGGAGCTAGGTGGTTTAGTGGCTGAGATCCAAAAAGAGCGTGGGTATGAGCTAAAAGGCCCTGAGACTCCAAAAGATTTTGCGGCTGCCCAGAAAGATTTTAATGAGAAGTTTGGCGAAAAGTCCATCGGTCGCGCCAAGGAGGGTGAGACAGCAGACCAGTATGAGGGGAGACTCAGAGAGCGTAATGCCGCACGTAAAGCATTAGCTGCTCTTAAGCCGAAGGAAGCAGCACCAGCGGTCGCGGAGGCAGCAGGCCCTGAGAATACGGTGCTTAAACCAATGGGTCAAATTGCTGGCACGGGGTTTGGTGACACAACTATTGACCCCAATGCTGGAGCCGTCGATCTCCCCACTATCACAAGCCCACAAGCCAAGTCCTCGGCTCAAGAGGTAGCCAACAAACCTGCGTCAGGCCAAGCCCCAACAACGATTCAATCTCCACAGGCACGGTTAAAAGGACGCCAAGACTTTGGAGCATACCTAGAGGGTCAACTCTCAAAGTCTGGGGGTAACTACACCTTTAATAAAGATGATAAAGCGAAGGCCAAGGAATTGGGGATTGGTAGCAAGGAAATGAACAACTTCACGAATAGACTTTCCCGACGTGATGAAGAAGAACCACGCCGCCGCCGCAGATTGGGTCAGATTGGGGGCAATAAATTTGGAGCTTAATTAAACCATGAGAAAGAAAAGCAAATGGCAAAAGCTTCAGGACGGTGAGTGGAAATCCTCTCTCCGTACAGGTAGCCTCAGTGATAAACCACGCAGGATTACATCTGATTACCACATGGCACGTGTAGCTGCTAGGAAGTTACGTAGGTCTGGTGCTAAGAAGGAGGCCAACGAAATGTTTGCACGAGCAGAGATGATGAAGCTTGCTGGTCACCCGACTGTTAAGTCCCAAGCATTTGTAGATGCTGAGCAGTATGCCATGGCCAAAGGCGGCATAGGCAGCTCAGCGCAGGATGCTTACGGTGAGTTTCTTCGTAACAGAAATAAAAAAAGACCACGTATCAACATGGATGAACCACCTACTTCTTATCAAGGTGGTGGTCCCAGTGGGCCCTATGAGGAAATGCCAGCGGAACGTGGACCTTATCGCGGGCCATATACGGGGAGATACGGTAATGGACCTGAAGAAATTCCACTGTATCGACGTGGACCTGAGATGGGCCGTGCTGATCGATTGAACTCACGGATGGACCGCACCTCTACAAGATAAAAGCATATGCCAAACAGCTTCTCAATAGAAAATGATATCACGCCGATGAGGAATCGGTTCTTCTCCTCTGGTCTTAAAGGATCAGAGGCTTCTTACTTGAACAAGGCATTTGGCCCATCCAATAGGGAGATCAAGGAGAGCATCGATATTTATAATGCCATCGACCGTGGGCGGAATGCCGACCTACAATATCAGATGAATCTTGAAACCTTGCAGCAACGCAGGGATAATGC